GAAAATGGGGTAGTCCAGCGCCCGCCGCACCGACTTGGCCAGCCGATCCGTATCCTCACTGGCCTGTTCGGCCACCTCGACCGACAGCGCCAGAAGGCGTTCCCGTTCCGATTCCAGCTCGCCAAGTTGCCGTGAGATGGCCTTCTTGGCCGTGGCGTCGATATCCGGGTCGGCCAGAAGCCGCATCATGGGGCCGATTTTTTTGTCGATCTCGGCCATCTGCCCCCGGACCCGCTGGACCTCGCCCCGGTTGGCGTCGGCCACCTTGCGGGCTTCGCGCAACACGTCCTCTACCAGCGTGTCGGCGTTGTCGAACAGCCGCTGGTAGGCGTTTGTGACCGCCTGGATGAGCACGTCTTCTCTCACGGCACCGTAGTTTCCGCAGGCCTCTGCTCCGTTCCGCTGGCGGCACCCGCAGCCGTAGTAATGGTACTCGCCCTTACGGTTCTTGCTGAACCGATGGTAGCAGACGCTACCGCAGACCTCGCAGAAGATCAATCCCGTGAAGGCGCGGTGCGCCGGCGTCCGAAGTCGTCCGCTTGACCCCCGGGCATGTTCCGCCAGCCGCTGGGCGGCTTCCGCGAACATCTCGTCGGTGACGATCCGCAGAGCCTCATCCTGCTGGACGAAATGTTCCGACGGGTCGCGCCAGACAGGCACGCGCCGCCCGGTATTCTTGTTGAGCTTGAACCGGCGGCGGTTGTAGACCAGCTTGCCGATGGAGATGTCGTTGGTCAGGATGCGTCGGACGCTGGTGAACGTCCAGATCGGGCACTTTCTCGTGGGGATGCCCTTGCCGCGCAGGCTGCGGGCGAGCCCCTTCATTCCGACGGACTCCGACGTGTAGGTCTGGAATAGCCACCGGACCACTTCCGCTTCCTGCGGGTTGACCTTCAGAAGGTGGCGGCCGCTCTCCAGCTTCTCCACCATGTACCCGTAGGGAGCCGGGCCGCCGGTCCACGACTTCTGCTCGAACCGCTTGACCAGACCGGCGTGGGTGCGTTCGGCCAAGGCCCGCGAGTAGTGCTCGCTGATCACCAGGTGCATCCCGCGGGCCAGCGCGTCCTTGCCTTCGGTTACGCTGCCGACCTCCACGCCGCAGTCCTCGAGCTGGGCGATGATGGCGCTGGTCTCGGCGAGGTTCCGCCCCAGCCGGTCGTACTTGTACACGACCACGCGGTCGATCTTGCCGGCCTCGGCATCCGCCAGCAGCCGCAGCAGCGCCTCGCGGCCGACCATCGACCGGCCGGTGCGGGCGCGGTCGATGTACTCCAGACAGTGTTCGAGGCCCCGGCTGCATGCCTCGATCTGCACATCGATGGACGTTCCGCCGTCCTGGGCGTGCGAGGAATATCTCGCGTAAATGGCCGTCAGTTTCGGCATTCTTCTTTCTCCCGCTGCATGATCGCCACCGCCCGGCGGGCCAGCGCCCGCACCAACCATTGGCGGGCTTCGACCATCCGGTCCGTCCTGGGCATCAGCGGCCTGCGGCATACCGCCTCGGGCGTCGCCAGCGGGGTCACACCTTGACGTCTTCGGCGGGGAAGCCAAGGCAATTCCTGCCTCTTTTCAATGTTAGGATCGCGGACCCGCCGAGCCGGGCATGCGGGGGCGTTCATCACCGCAACATCCATGTTTTCAGCAACTTCGGGCATTTCGTCCTCGCGGGATGGCGATTGTGGCGATCCGTCTGGCCTTCGCCGGCCAGGCAGGCGAGCCCGCTTCCATCCACCCTCTTACTTCCGCAAGCGACGTGGATGTGTCCCGCCGTGTGCCGGGCCGGGGTCCGCAACGAAAAGACGAAAAACATGTCGCCGACACTTGACAGCGACATGAGCGTTTAGTATAAAGTTCACAGTCTTGGCTTCCCCCTGACGAGACGAGGTCGATAGATGGCTGGTAACCGAAAGTTTGGAGACCGGATACGCTCACTCCGTGAGGCGAAGAAGAAGGAAGACCCCGCCTTCTCGCTACGGAAGTTCGCTCAGGCGGTGGGCATCAGCCCGACCTTCCTGAGCAAGGTCGAGAAGGGGGAATTCGCCCCGCCTGCGCCTGAGCGGATCAAGAAGATGGCCGAACTTCTCGGCGTCGACGCTGATGAACTGCTGGCCTTGGCGAACAAGATGGACCCGGACCTGTCGGATATCATCAAGGACCAGCCCAAGGCGATGGCTGATTTCCTGCGGACGGCCCGCGACACGGGGCTGACTGTGGAAGATCTGCGTGCAATTACCGAGAAGATGCGCAGGCAAAATGACTGACGCCTGCCGGAGAGCTTTCCGTGATTGACGTGAAGTTCATTCCAGAAACGCACATCGAGCGAGCCGCCATCGAACTGATGGCCGCCTACGGCCAGAAGTATGGCGACGTCGCCGGGCCGCCGATCCCCGCCGAGGAGATTCTGGAATGCCACTTGGAGCTGTCGCTGGGCTTCGATGACCTTGCCAAGCGGTTCGGCGAGCCCGGCATCCTCGGGGCCACCTGGATCGAAGACAAGAACGTGCTGATCGACCAGTCGCTTGACCCCGCCGAAAACCCCCGCATCGAAGGCCGCTACCGCTTCACGGTTGCGCATGAGGTGGGACATTGGGTGCTGCACCGCCACCAACTGGTCGCGGCCCGCAGCGCGCCGCTCCTGAACAAAACGCCCGAGCCGTCCATCATCTGCCGTGCGACGGCCAAGAAGCGGCCAATCGAATCGCAGGCCGACCGCTTCGCCGGTTACCTCCTGATGCCCGAGGAGATGGTCCGTCGGCACTGGACGGACACGAATGGTTCACAGTCGCCCTACGTCGCTCAGGACGAGATCGCACAACTCGCCGCGCAGCTCAACCTGGCCAAGGACGATCAGCCCACGGTCGGGGTATCGAAGCGGATGGCCGGCGCGTTTCATGTTTCCGGGCAGGCGATGCAGATTCGATTGATCAATCTCGGCTTGATCCTGACGAAGAAGCCACCGCCGTCGCTCTTCGCCTGAAGGTGTTTTTTTACGGAGCAGTGTTTAGTGTAACGTCCACATACAACACAAGGAGTTCAGTCATGCCGGTAAGCTTTCGTCTCAAGCGGTTCACGAACGTCGCCATCCTCAAGCGGATCGATTTTCCGCTGCTCCTGGAGTTCCTCGAATCGGACCCCAGGTTCCGGCCGTTCCTTGAGGCGCGAAGCATGGCGTGGGAACGGGATAAGAGCCGGTTCGACTACAGCCAGTTCGCCCGCATCCTGATGTCCCCCGACGTGGGCACGCCGGAGGAGTTGCTGGATGCACTGTACTTCGTGGACAACCTGTCCGATCCCGACTGCTACGACCGCATTCTTCAGGAATGCCAGGAGGCGGGAATCGATCTGGGCGGCAAAGATATGTCCCCCGAAGACCTGGCCATCCGGGCGTGGCTGGCGGATCGCAACATCCTGGAGCGCGTCCACGCCGAGCAGTATCGCGCGCGGCCCCAGCGGTTCGAGTCATACTTCGCTGGTCGCTCGGATCGGCCTGATCTGGCCTATCCCTCCGGCGAGGTGCTGGCTTCGCTCGAGGCCGACCTGAACGAGTGGTTTGATTTCAAGCAGAAGGGCCGGGGCGCGAAGGTCTTCGTCTTCTCGCGGGAGGACGGCGTGTGGTTCCTGGTTCGCCACGGCCAACGGATCAAACGCGAAGGCACTGTGGAGGCTGACGACAGCTCCGGCAGCGTCTTCTATCGCCCGGAGAAGTTCGACGTGATGATCTACTACCCCGACAAGGGCGAACTGGCGATCAACACCGAGACCAAGGGCGAACGCCGGGCCTACTGCCGTTACTTCGGCAAGCACCTCTTCGGCGACATCGAATTCTTCCGTTTTGACGATCCAATCTCCAAGTACACCCTGGCGCCGCTGATCTCGCTGGGGCGCGACGCCTTGGCGTGCGGGGACGTCCAGGGGCTTCGACAGGTCCTGCTTCATGAATTGCACATCGCCCACAACAGCGATCAGGATGACATCGAGGTCCGCAAGGCCAGCGAGGACGTGTTCCGGGCGCTGGAGAACCAGAAACGCAGCCTCCAGAACGAGGATGCGTCGATCCGTCTGGTGAAGGCGAAGTTCCGCGTCACCTTCATGGACGGCAAGGAGCGCATCGTCACCATCGAGCCGCCCAACATCGCATCGTTCGACCGTGAATCTGACAACGCCATCATCCACGAGTGGATGAGCCTGCGCGGGTTCATCATGACGCCCGATTCTCAGGAGCAGGGACATGCCGACACTGGAGCCGTTCTGGCGGTTCGTTGAAATCCGCCCCAGCCATACGGCCGTGATGACCGAGTGGACGTCGGTTGCCGGGGATCATCTGTCGGCGATCCAGCAACTGGTGATGCCTGCCGGTCGGTCGGCGACGGTCTATCCGAATCCCCGCGGCGGACGGCCCATGCGGATCGTTCACCACCCCGACGGCACCATCGTCGCCGTCGATGGCTCCGATTGGCAGCACCGCATCCCGCTGAAGCCCGATGACGTAGTGCTCTATCAGCTCGATATTCGAGCGGTTCGGAAAGCCCTCTGTGACGCGCTTGGCGGGGTGAACATCGTCAAGAACTCCCTCGATCAGGGCGCGGGATGTGTGCAGATCGGCAACTGGGAACCGAAGAAGGCCGCGAGCTTTCCAGTCTACTTCGTGTCATGCCCGACTCCGGGTGTTCTGCACCGGCAAATCCTTGACCTCCAGCAGCAATGCACGCGGCCGGGCGCGATCCTGCTCACGCCGACGCGGGCCAACTGGGACGACGATCTCGATGCATTAGCCCGTGACAGGAAGATGCTTCTCGTGGCCGTCTGCGAGATCATCGAACCCGAAGGCGCTGACTTTCAGGAGACGAGCTCGTGGGAGGAATACCTGCAGGCGTTCTGCCAGATGGTGAAGCTGTCGCTGCCCGGCAACTACCGGAACAAACGGCCGCTGCCGATACGCGGCACCAGGGCGGCGAACATCGAGAAGATCGAGAAGGCAATGGAGGCCCACCTCATTGCCGCCCGCGACCATGCCTGCTCGCTCAATGACCGAGGAATGGAACCCGTCCTTCTTCCCCGCCCCGAACAGAAGGACATCGCAAAGCTGATCGGCCTGACCACGTCTGATGTCTCCCGCTGCCTGAATGACCCCCGCGCGAAGGTGCTCAAGATACTCTGGGGGACGGCGGAATCCCTTGACGGCGTCCTGAGCTTCAAGCGCCGACGCTGATTCTCCTTTCCTCAATACCCGCGATTGCAGTTACGGCGATTTGCTGCAACTGCAATCGCTTTTTTCATGCGCACAAATAACTCCCCACTAGCCACTTAGGTCACTCGCAGAAGTTTCTACGCAGCCATCTGCAAATCGCCCGGAGGGCGGTGCGGTCCGTCGTGGGCCGCGAACAGAAACCTCCGTTTCAGGAGATTTGCAGATGTCAGATCACACCGCCGCCCCCGCCGTTGTTGACCCCTTCCTCGATGAGTACGTGATGGAGCAGACGCGCATCCGCGCCCGCGAGCTGGCCGAAAAATCCCAGCTGCCGCCGGATCAATGCGAGGACATCCAGCAGGACATGCTCATCGCCCTGCTCAAGGCCAGAAAGCGGTTCGACCCCGCCAAAGCCGGGATGCACACCTTCGCTTCCCGCGTGATGGATTGTTTCAGCAAGGATTTCATCCGCCGGGTGGCCAGCAAGAGGCGCCGCGGTCACCTGGACGTGCCCTGCGCCGACATCTCCGACGACTTCTCGCTGGACCGGCAGGCGGTGGGCGATGGAGTGCTCAACGACCTGGTCCGCGACGAGACGTGCCAGGCCGTGCGAGGCGTTCTCGATGAACTCCCCGATGATCTTCGGCCCGTCTGCGAGGCGATGCTCCATACGAAGGACAGGAAGGCCATCGCCGAGCAACTCGGTATCAGCCGCAGCAGCCTCTACCGGCGCATCGCGAGGATTCAGGCGTATTTCCGGGCGGCAGGCCTGGAGCCGGAAGGAATCGCCTGAAAGCAGCGGGACACATTCGGGCAACTCGCGGAAGTAAGAGGGTGAAGCAGGAGACGAGGTGAATCATGAGCGACATCAACATTGACTTGGGCGTACTGATCCACGAGCCGGAAGAGCTTTACCACGCCAAGGCGGCCGAATATCTGGGCAGCCACGGCCTGGCCGATTTCCGCAGGTGCCCGCTGCTTCACTTCAAGGACTGTCTGGGTCTGATCGAGGACTTCGACCGCTCGGCGTATCTGATTGGCCGTGCGGGCCACTGCCGCATCCTGGAGGGCCGCGACCAGTTCTCCCGGCGTTATGCAGTCGGTGGCCCAATCAACCCCAAGACCGGCAAGCCATTCGGCAGCAACACCAACGCCTTTGCCGAATGGGCGGCCACCCAGGGCAAGCCGGTCCTCACGGCCGAGCAGGCGCAGTTGATCGAGAGCATGGCCGTGGGCGTGGCGATGAACGAGCGGGCCGTCGACTTGATCGTCGACGGTGAAGCCGAAGGCGTTCTGCGGACTGACTACCGCGGGGTTGCCTGCCAGATTCGCATCGACTGGCTCAATCCCTATCGCGGCATCGTGGACCTCAAGACCTGCGATGACCTCACCTGGTTCGAGGCGGACGCCAGGCGCTACGGCTACGCCTATCAGATGGCCTTTTACCGCGATGTTCTGGCGGAAGTCATCAAGGAGTCCGTGCCGGTTCACTTCATCGCCGTGGAGAAGAAAGAGCCGTTCCGCTGCGGGGTCTGGCTGGTCTCACAGGACACGCTGGACCAGTGCGCCCGCGAGAACGTAGCCGCCATCGGGCGGCTCAAGGAATGCCGGCGGCTGGGCGTCTGGCCCACCGGCTACGAGGAGGTCCGCGTTTTCGATGCGATCTGATGCATTCGGGTCCAGGCGGCGGTGCGCGACAGGTCAATGGGTATTCCCGACCGTCCCACCGGGCGGGTTCGACTCCCGCCGCCCGGCATGGCTGGCCAGCCAGACACGTGAAACCCCAAACATAAGGAACCTTCAATGACTGCACTGCAAAAGATTCTGCGAGGAGTTCGTCACTTGCCGCCTCGGCTGCTGATCTACGGCACGGAGGGCATCGGCAAGAGCAACACCGCCGCCGGCGCGCCCAAGCCCATCTTCGTGCCGACCGAGGATGGGCTGGGACAGATCGACTGTCACGCCTTCCCTCTGGCCTCGAGCTTCGATGACGTGATCGCGGCACTGGCGGCGTTGGCGGCCGAAGAACAGGACTACCAGACCGTCGTGATCGACACGCTGGACTGGCTGGAACGGCTCATCTGGGCCAAGGTCTGCGCGGATCGCGGCGTCAAGAACATCGAGGACATCGGCTACCAGAAGGGCTATGTCTTCGCCCTGGACTTCTGGCGGCAGATCGTCGATGGCCTCGACCGCCTCCGCAACGAGCGCGGCATGTGCGTTGTGCTGCTGGCGCACTGCAAGATCGAGAAGTTCGAGGACCCGGAGTCGCCCGCTTACGACCGCTACTCTCCCCGGCTCCAGAAACACGCCAACGCCCTGATCACCGAGTGGGTGGATGCGGTGCTGTTCGCCACCCGCAAGATCGTCACCCGCACGGAGGAGCAGGGCTTCGGCCAGAAACGCACCATCGCCAGCGGGAACACCCGCGACGGCGGGGACCGCATCCTTCGCTGCGTCGGCAGCCCGGCCTGCGTGGCCAAGAACCGCTACAACCTGCCCGCCGAGTGCCCCCTGTCGTGGAACGACCTGATGACCCACATGTCCGCCGGCATGAGCGCCGGCAGCAAGGAGAACGCCAATGGCTGACCTGAATGGCTTTAACGCAAACGAAGTCGAACCGACCGCGTCATTCGAGGCGATTCCCGCCGGCAAGTATCTGGCGGCGGTCACCGAGAGCGAGATGAAACCCACCAAGAACGGCTCGGGCAGCTATCTCCAGCTGACCTTGACCATCCTGGAGGGCGAGTACAAGGGCCGCGTCGTCTGGGCCCGGTTGAACCTCGCCAACCCCAATCAGACGGCGGTGAAGATCGCCCAGTCCGAGTTGTCGGCCGTCTGCCGAGCCGTCGGGGTGATGGTGCCCAAGGACAGTTGCGAGCTGCACAACATCCCGCTGCTGATCACCGTCAAGGTCAAGAAGCGGGAGGACAACGGTGAACTGACCAACGAGGTCAAGGGCTTCGAGCCCAAGACGGCCGCAACCGGCAAGCCGCAGCAGGCCCCGGCCAACTCCACCACGCCGCCCTGGCGGCGCTAACGAAAGGAACACCTGATGAACACGACTCTCATCGTCATCTGCATCTGGCTGGCATCGACTCCGCTGGGCTACATCGCCTGCCGCTGGTCGAACCGAGTGATGGGCCTCACCAAATGGACTCACTTGGATCGGGTTGGGGCCATCCTCTTCTCACTCTTTTACGGTCCCTTCATGCCCCTCTTCGCCGTGGTGCTCGTCCTGATCGAGAAGCTGAGCGAGTCCCGGTGGGCCAACAAGGACGCGAGGTGGTGATCCCATGGTAATGCTCGACCTGCCATATCCGCCGAGCATCAACCGCTACTACCGGCATGTCGGGTTCCGCACGCTGATCAGCCGGGAGGGCCGGACGTTCCGCACGAACGTCTGCGCCCTCCTGGGCGGCGGCGGACGCCGCAAGCCGCCGTCCGGCGGGCGGATCGCTCTGTGCATGGACGCCTTCCCGCCGGATCGCCGCATCCGCGACCTGGACAATCTTCAGAAACCGGCTCTCGATGCGATGCAGCATGCCGGAATCTACGAGGACGACAGCCAGATCGACCTGCTGCTCACACGGCGGCGCGATGTCGTGCCTGGCGGCCGTCTAGCCGTCGAGATCCTTGACATGCCCCTGCGGCGATGCCCGCTTTGCGGCGCGGAGATGAACTGACGTGCAGAAGCTCTTTCCCACACTGCTGATGCTGCTGAGCGTCTGCGCCGCCGTCGGATACGTCCCGACCGGCGACTGGCGCAGGGTGATCTACTGGCTGGCGGCGGCCGTCCTGACGGCCGTCGTGACGTGGTAACCGAAAGGCATATCGACTATGGCATCAAAACGAATCTACATCTCCGGGCCGATGACCGGCATGCCGGAGCACAACTTCCCCGCGTTCCATGCCGTCGCCGACAGGCTGCGGAAGGCCGGATGGTCGGTCGTCAACCCAGCGGAGAACTTCAAGGGGCGGACGGACCTGCCACGCGAGGCATACATGCGGATGGACGTGGCCCTGATGGCCACCTGCAACGCCATCGCGATGCTGCCCATGTGGCGAGAATCCCGCGGCGCGAGGGTCGAGTATTTACTGGCCCGCGAGATGGGGATGGAACTGCTGGACGCCCAGACGCTGCAGCCATTGGCCGATGCGCCCGCGGCGGCGGTCATGCTGTCGGTGCCGGCCGGAAAGCCGCCCGCCGCCGAGTCCATACTGGACGAGGCCAAGCGCATCACGGGCGGCGAGCGCCGCACAGACTACGGCCATCCGGCGGATGACTTCGCCCACACGGCGATGATGTGGAACGGCATCCTGGCGGGCAAGCTCCGCGAGGGCACCGAGATCACGGCGATGGACATCCCGCTGTGCATGATCGCGATCAAGCTGGCTCGCCAATCTCACCGGCACAAACGCGACAACCTCGTGGACATCGCCGGGTATGCCCGGACGGCGGCCATGGTCGCGGGAGATGAATAATGGCAAGGGCTGGCAGCAAGACCATCCTGGCCTTCGGCGACGTCCATATCCCGCACCAGAACCGGCGGGCGCTGGAGGTGTTCTGCCGCGTGGCTGAGCGCGTGCGCCCGGACATGATCGTCTGTCTGGGCGATCTGCTGGACTGCGGTCAGTTCTCCACGCACCCGCCGACGCACGGCATGCCGGAGACGGATTACGAGGATGATTTGCGGCAGGCCAATGGTCTGCTCGACCGTCTCCAGAAGGTCTGCTCGCGCCTGGTCGTTGTGGAAGGCAACCACGAGTATCGACTCGACCGCTGGGCGGCGTCCACCGCCGAGGGGCGTGGCGCGTACTCCATGCTCGCGCCATGTACTCGCTTGACGAAGGACCGGTCGGCATTCGCTTATGTGCGTTACGGCTCGGCCGACGGTAGGTATCCCCACTTCCGCGTCAACTCCAGGATCATCGCCGTGCATGGCTGGTCCTATGCCCGGCACGCCACGAAGAACCACCTTCAGATCAGCCAGGGCAAGAGCGTCATCCACGGCCACACCCACCGCGCCGACGCCTGCATCATCCAGAACATCTGGTCGCCCGGCGGCGTGATCCAGGCCCGCTCCTGCGGCTGCCTCTGCAAGCCGGTGCCGCTGTACGGTGCCGGAAGGCCGGTGGAGTGGGTGAACGCCTTCATCCTGGGCTACCTCGGCCGCCGCAGCGACACGTTGTACACGATCCCGATCATGGACAACCGCTGCATCCTGCCCGACGGCGCGGAGGTGGCGGCATGACCTCGTCGCCCGCAATCACGCTGCGCCCATACCAGAGCGAGGCGGTGACAGCCATCTACGACCACCTGCGCCAGCGCGATGACCATCCGTGCGCGGTGCTGCCAACGGCATCCGGCAAGACGCCGGTGATGGCGACGATCTGCCGTGACGCCGTACAGCAGTGGAATGGTCGCGTGCTGATCCTGGCGCACGTGAAGGAACTGCTCGAACAGGCCGTGGACAAACTGCACACGATGGCCCCGGATCTGTGGATGCAGATCGGAGTGTATTCCGCCGGGCTGCGCAGCCGCGATACCGACAAGCCCATCATTGTGGCGGGCATCCAGTCGGTCTTCAGACGCGCGGCGGAACTGGATCGGTTCGACCTGGTGCTGATCGACGAGGCGCACATGATTCCGCCCGACGGGGACGGCATGTACCAGACATTCCTGTCCGAGGCGCGGGTCGTGAACCCGAACGTGCGACTGATTGGCCTGACGGCCACGCCGTACCGCATGACCAGCGGGATGATCTGCGGGCCGGAGAACCTGCTGAATCATGTCTGCTACGAGGTCGGCGTCCGAGAATTGATCGTGCAGGGCTACCTCTGCCCGCTGAAGACCAAGGCGGGCCGACGGAAGGTCGACACCTCCGGGCTGCATCTTCGCGGTGGCGAGTTTGTCGCAGGCGAGGTCGAGGCGCTGATGGACGATGATTCGACCGTCCGCGCCGCCTGCCGGGAGATCGTCGATCACACGCAGGATCGCCGGTCGGTGCTGGTCTTTGCCGCTGGCGTGCAGCATGCCCGGCACGTGCAGCGCATTCTGGGCGAGATGCGCAACGAGTGCGGCTTCGTCTGCGGCGAGACGCTGCCCTTCGAGCGGGCCCAGACACTGGATCGCTTCCGCGACGGCAAGCTCAAGTACCTCGTCAACGTCAACGTTCTGACCACCGGTTTTGACGCGCCCAATATCGACTGCGTGGCACTGCTGCGCCCGACGAACTCGCCGGGGCTCTACTACCAGATGGTCGGTCGGGGTTTTCGGCTGCATCCGAGCAAGACAGACTGCCTCGTCTTGGACTTCGGCGGCAACATCATGCGGCACGGGCCGGTGGATGCGCTCCAGATCAAGCAGCCCGGCGCTGGCGATGGCGAAGCGCCAGCCAAGGAGTGCCCGGAGTGCCAGGCGGTGATTCACGCCGCCTATGCCAAGTGCCCCGAGTGCGGGTACGAGTTCCCGCCGCCACAGCGTGAGAAGCACGATTCCACCGCCACGACAGCCGGCGTTCTCAGCGGCCAGACCGAGGATACCGAGTATCCAGTCATGGACGTGCAGTACTCGGTGCATGTGAAGCGCGATGCGCCTGAGGACGCCCCGCGGACGATGCGGGTCGAATACCGCATCGGCTTCAACCGCTGGCAATCCGAGTGGGTGTGCTTCGAGCACACGGGGTTCGCTCGGGCCAAGGCCGAGGCGTGGTGGCGGCAACGATCCGATGATTCTGTGCCCTCCACTGTCGAAGAGGCCGTTGCCATCTGCCAAGCGGGCGGTGTCGCCGGCACCACGGCGGTCACCGTTCGCCACGTCAGCGGCGAGAAGTACGACCGGATCATCAACTATCAGCTCGGACCCAAGCCGCCGCGTCTGGACGGCGGTGACCTGGCCGGGCCGGAACCCGAGTACGCCGGGGCAGAGGGCGACGAGATCCCGTTCTGAGGTAAAGCGTGGCTGATTCCACCGACATCCTGAATGCCGCCCAGGCGTACCTGGAGGCTGGACTGTGCGTCCTGCCGGCCCGCCTGGCCGAGAAACGCCCGGCGGTGGCGAGCTGGAAGCAATACCAGACGCGCCCGCCCACGCCCGTGGAACTCCGCGCCTGGTTCGCCAACGGCCATGCGCTGTGCATCCTGACGGGTGTGGTCTCAGGCAACAACGAGATGATCGATTTCGACGCCGCCGGCGCGCTGTTCGACCGCTGGGCCGAGATCGTCCGCTCCGAGACCCCGGGCCTGCTGGAGCGCCTTGTCATCGAACGCACCCAGCGCGGCGGATACCACGTCGACTACCGTTGTGCCGTCCCTGTGTGCGGAAATCTTAAGCTCGCACAGCGCCGTGGGGCCGACGGCAAGTTGGAGACCCTGATCGAGACGCGCGGCGAAGGAGGTTTGTTCCTGTGCGCCCCGTCGCCGGGATACGAACTGCTTCAGGGCACGTTCACCGACCTGCCGATCCTGACTGCCGAGGAGCGCGACACCCTCCTGTCGGCCGCATGGGCGCTGAACGAGCACGTTCCGTCCCCCGAGCCCATTCCCGCAGGGTCGACAGGCGGCACGCGACCCGGCGATGACTTCGCCGAGCGTGGTGACGTGCGGGCGCTGCTCACGTCGCACGGATGGGCATTGGCGAAGTCCGGGGAGAACGAGTACTGGCGGCGTCCGGGCAAGGCCTCCGGCTGGTCGGCCACGCTCAAAGATCGCGTCTTCTACGTCTTCAGCGCCAACGCCGATCCGTTCAAGCCGGGCAAGGCCTACGGGCCGTTCGGCGTATACACGCTGCTGGAGCACAACGGCGACTATTCGGGCGCCGCCAGTGCCCTCCGCGCACTTGGTTACGGCCAGGATGCGCCTGCCGGCGGCGTGGACATCTCCGGTATCGTCGCGCAGGCGATCCCGCGAACCGATCTGCCGCCGGCGATGGTTGACGACCCGGGCCCGGTGCCGTGCGAGCTGATGCGTATTCCGGGGTTCGTCAGCGAAGTGATGGACTTCTGCCTTCAGACCGCCCCGTACCCCAGCCAAGTGATGGCGTTCTGCGGGGCGGTGGCCGTCCAGTCGTTCCTGGCCGCCCGCAAAGTCCGCGATCCCGGCGACAACCGCACCAACCTGTACCTGCTGGGTCTGGGGTATTCGTCGGCGGGCAAGGACTGGCCCAGAAGGATCAACACGCGACTGCTGCACGACATTGGGCTTGGGCATTGCTGCGGTGACAAGTTCGCCAGCGGCGAAGGGCTTCAGGACGCCCTGTTCCTGAACCCGGCGATGCTCTTCCAGACCGACGAGATCGACACGATGCTCCAATCGATCAGCAAGAGCAAGGACGCCCGCTATGAGAACCTGATGGGCACGCTGCTGACGATGTACACGTCGAGCGCATCGGTCTATCCCATGCGGCGTAAGGCCGGCAAGGAGAACCCCGGCGCGATCGACCAGCCCAGCCTGACGGTGTTCGGCACGGCCGTGCCAACACACTATTATGAGGCACTGTCGTCGCGGATGCTCACCAACGGGTTCTTCGCCAGGATGATCGTCCTGGAGGCGGGCGCGAGGCCCGACGGTCAGGAACCGTGCATCCCCGATCTGCCGCAGCGCCTGATTGAAACCGGCCGCTGGTGGGCGGACTTTCAGCCCGGCGAGCGCGTGGGCAACCTATACAACGTTCACCCGGTCCCGAAGGTTGTCCAGCAGACCGACGAGGCCAAGGCGTTGCTTGTCGAGACGCGGAGAGCCGCAGAGGCGGAATACCGTAAGGCCGAGGCGAGATCGGACGAGGTGGGCACCACCGTCTGGGGTCGCGTCAGCGAGAACACCCGCAAGCTGGCGCTTATCCACGCCGTCAGCGCCAACCACACCAATCCCGTCATCGGCCCTGACGCCGTCGCCTGGGCCAGCACGTTCGTGCAGCATCAGACCAGGCGGATGCTCTTCATGGCCAGCCAGCACGTCGCGGACGGCGAATTCGACGCCGAGTGCCTCAAGGTCATCCGCAAGCTGCGGTCCGCCCCGGAGGGCACGCTTAGCCACAGCGTCCTGCTCAAGCGAATGAAGATGGAAAGTAGAAAGTTCCAGGATCTGATCAACACGCTCGTGCAACGCGGCGACATGGAAGCGGTCAAGAACGACACGGCTGGCAGGCCCAACCTGAGGTATCGGCTGAGGGTGAAAGAAGGGGGTGAATCATGTTCATGACCCCGGGCTTCTTTCTCCTAGATTCACCCTTCTTTCACCGGCCTGTGGTGAAAGAAGTTTGCGAGCGTAAATGCCTGTTAAATAAGGATTCTCTCTCTTTATACATACATCTTTCCCTGTTTCACCCGTACCCCCACGCGATGATGATTCTTGCGTGCGCACGCGGGGGGTGGGGTGAAAGAGAAAGAAGTCCGTTCGCAGCGCCCGACGAGCGGCGCAGGTCGCGCCACGTTTGCGCAGGTTGGGCGATCTCCTGCGTGGTCGAGCAAGGATGCGGACAAGCCCAAGGTGCGGACATGGGCGCGCAGCCTACCCATCTTCACAAACCCAATGGTTCCTTCCTGGCCGTGGTCGCGGTGACCGCGGCGGGAACGGTTCCGGTGTTAGAGACAGTTTGTTTCGCCTGTCCGATTTTCCGCAAACCCAACGTGGAGGTGCATCATGCAGGTTGATCTTCGGGACATTACCAGCATCCGGCCGTATGACAAAAACCCCCGCAACAACGACGACGCGGTGGACGCCGTGGCGGCCAGCCTCAAGCAGTTCGGCTTCCGCCAGCCGATTGTCGTGGATGCCGACGGCGTGATCATCTGCGGGCACACGCGGTTCAAGGCTGCCCAGAAGCTCGGGCTGGCCAAAGTGCCTGTTCACGTCGCCAAGGACCTCTCGCCCGAACAGGTGAAAGCCTACCGCATCGCCGACAACAAGACGGCTGAGTTGGCCGAATGGAACATGGACCTGCTGCCCATCGAGCTCAAAGACCTCAAGGCGGCGGATTTCGACCTGTCGATGCTCGGGTTCGACGAGGATGAACTGGCCAAGTTGCTCGATGGCGGCGTGCAGGCCGGGCTGACGGACCCTGATGACGTGCCGGCCGCACCGGAGGAACCCATCACCAAGCCGGGCGATCTGTGGCTCTTGGGCACGTACACGACCTGCCCGCACTGCGGGGAGGTGAACGAGTGAACCGCCAATGCCACTGCCGTAAGTGCGGCCAGGATTACGAAGCCCCCGTCCAGTCGCGGCATCGCATCATCTGCGGCGATTCCACGGTCGCAGCCGACGTGGAACGCCTGATGGATGGGCAGGAGGCTGT